GCCCGGGTCCAGCCATGGGTCACGAACATGATGTCCGCGAAGGCGTCCTCTACTCGGCCAGGGAGGCTTCCCGACGCTGCGACTTCGTCAGCAAAAAATTGATCACCTCACCCGCCAGCTGGGCGATGTCCTCTCCGTCCATGTCCATGAATTCCTGGCGGTGGATCATCGGCTCGGTGATGCGCGGCAGGACGATCGACATGGCGACCACGTCGGCCGAATAGAGGTCCGTCAGCTTGGCGCCGCGAAGATCGCCTCCCTTCGGCTTGCGCACGGTGACGTCGACGATCTTTTCGCCGCCGCGCTCGACGGGATTGTCGAGCGTCACCAGGGCCCAGGGGCGGCCGCTCTTGTCCACGCCCGAGCGGGGCTTCTCAACCGACGAAGTCGACGGCACGGTTTCGTTCGGGGTGTCAGTAGCAGGCGCTTGGTCAGAGGCTTTGGTCATTGGAAGGATCCCGGCGAGTTCGCCGCGTGAGCGCGGCCTGGAAGCGGTCGAAGTGACGATCGGCGGCCTGACGACGGGCAAGGTCATCCTGGCGCTGGCGCTGGAGCGCAGCCGCGATCGGGGCAAGTGAGCGCCCCGCCGTCATCAGTTGATGATGCGGCGCAGCTCGGCCCGGCGGTCGACGCCGTCGACGAGGAAGGTGCCGGCGATCATGTCGATCTCGAACTCGACGCGTCCGTTGCGGGTCTGTTTGTAATAGGTGCAGGCGGTCTTGTACTTGGTGCCCGACTTGGCGCCGACCTCATCGGTGCCGGCATCGATCTCGATGTGCCGGCCACGCACCACGATCTGGACGTCGTCATAGCGGCCCGTGGAGTCGTTTTGATACGCGCCCGCGAAACGCAGCTGGCTTCCATCGATGTCGGTCGTCCCGAACTCGCGGTTCAGCTCGGGCATGTCGCCGCCGTACTCGTGCTCGACCTCGATGGCCTCGAGGCCCATGTCCAGCTTGACGGTGCCCAGCATGCCGGCGCCGCGATAGTCCTCGGTCTTGATGACCAGCTTGGGCCGGGTGAACTTCATCGCCTGACCGGCAAAGGAGTTCGCGGCGTTGAAGACGTTCATATCCTTGAGCTGACGGGGCAGTTGCATGGCGGGTGTTCCTGGATGAAGGGGCGCGCGGAGCGCTTAAGGGGGGCTCAGGGTTTCGAGGGGGATCAGGCGGCGCCGGCCAGCTCGGCGAAGTCGGCGTAGAATTCGTCCGTGATCTCCGGCCCGATTCCGAGCTCCTCGAGCGGGGCGCAGGGCGTGAAGCGGTAGCCGATCCGGAGTTTGCCGGCGGCCAGCATCTCGGGCGTGTTGCCCTCGGCGAGGAAGGCTTCGAATCCGATCAGGCGACCGGCCAGGACCTCGCGACGGCCAAGCGCATTCAGGCTCTCGATGATGTCGATCGCCAGGGATTGGCGGAGCGGCTGGTCGATGTAGGGGAAGACGCCCTCGGCGATGGTGTCGCGCAGCACCTGGTCAGTCCGGACCGCGCACTCGAAGGTGTAGCGCGGATCATCCGAACAGGTGCGGTTGCCCCAAAAGCGGAAGCCATTGCGGCGGATCAGGCCGGTCACGTCGGCCCCGTTGATCAGGCCGATCTCGGTGTCGGCCGACTGCAGATCCCAGGTGCGGGGATTGGTCAGGCCCAGCACCCCCGGCACGGCCACATTGGAGATCGTCTTGTGATAGCCGACCTCGCGGTCCAGCCAGGCGCGCGCGCCGACCGCACGCGCGGTGGCGAAGCTGACAACCTCGGCCTCTGCCAGGGCGTCGAAGGCGTCGAAGTCGCCATCGATCAGCATCAGTTCGCGGGTCGAATAGGTCTGGCGATAGGTGTGGATCTCGGCCGGGGTGGCACCGACGGCGCGAGCATAGGCCATGGCCCTCAGCTGGGTGGCGACGACGCCCATGGCGGCGGTAACGGCGGCATCATCCAGACCCGGCGCGGCCAGGATGCGCGGGCGGACGGCCACGGTCTGCTCGGCCAGTAGCAGGGCCTGAAGGCCACCGATGACATTGGCGGCCTGATCTGCGGCAATGTCCTCAGGATCCACGCCCTCCCCTTCCTCGACCAGGATCAGGACGCCGGTCGAACGGCCAAAGTCGGCGATGGCGCGCAGGGCGCGTGAAGCAGTGCCCGCCGCGCCGGCCGCGGCAATCGTCGCCTCCAGGTCCTGGACGAGGATGGGCGTGTTGAGGTCAAGGCCGACCGCATCAGGCGCCGTGGCAACGATGCCCCAGACGGACAGGGGATTGACGATCAGGGCGACCGCGCCGAGGGCGGCGGCGGTGAGGGTAACACCGTGGGGGCGAGGGGTCAGGGCCATGGGGTTTCCTTGCTGAGAAGCGGGCGATCAGACGGCGGATTGGGAGGGGGAGAGCGGATAGGCGAAGTCGAAGCCCTGGGGCCGGGGCAGATCCACGCGCTTGCCGAGGATCCGGAGGTAAAGCGCGCCGGGCCGGGGGCGCTCGAGTGTCACGCGGGTCAGGCGCACGCGCGGCTCCCAGCGCAACAGGGCCATGGCCGTCGCGGCATAGATGGCCAGGCGCGTGCGGGGGTTGTCGGGTTGGTCGACCAGATCGGGAAGCCGAGACCCATAGGGCCGCAGCATGACGCGGCTGCGCTCAGGCGTGGTCAGGATGTCGCCGATCGACTGCTCGAGATGTTCGGCGCTGCGGCTGTCGATGGCCTGACCAGTGAAACGGGACATGCCATATCCTTGGCCGGTCATACGGGCGCTCCCGTCTTGCCGGAGATAGTGCCGCCGGTGTGGACGTGCGCCTTGAGGCTCTTGGGGGCGCCGGGAACGGCGACCACGACGTCTTCGGTGGCGGTCAGCGTCTTGTCGATGGTGGCGTTGCCGGTGATCGCGGTGTCGCCGTCGATCGAGACATTGCCGGTGATGGTGGTATCGCCGACGATCGTGACGCCGCCCGGCGCGGTGATGCTCACGCTGCCCGGAGTGTTGACATCAAGGCGCTCGCCCTCGGGATCGTAGGAGACCTGGGCTCCATCCTTGAAGCGGATGGCATTGACCAGGCCGAGGAACAGCGGCGCGAAGGCCGAAGACGGCAGGCCGTTCAGCACCATGGCCTGCTCGATGTCGCCTTCGGGCGCGAGGACCAGGACCTGCTGACCCACGGTCGGCGGGATCCAGAGCGTGGTGTCGCCAACCAGCATCAGCCAGTCGATCAACGGAGTGGTCTGGTCGCCCATGGCGACGATGACCTTGCCTGCCTCAAGGTCGACGGACTGGACCGTGCCGACACGCAAAAGCGCGCCGATCGTGCGATCGGGATCGGAGTCCTGACGGGTGCTGGCGGGCCGGGTCATAGGCTGCCGACGATGGCGCAGGCCGCGAAGGTTCGCAGGGGCGTGGTGTTGTCAGCACCGCACGGCACAAAAGGCGGTCAGCCGATGGCGGTCAGGCTTTCATCCAGCTCGGGCCAGCTGATCGTGTGCGGAAAGCCGCCCTGTTCAGGCACGTCACGCAGGTCCTGGATGTAGCGCAGCACGGCCTGATAGTCCTCGGCCGTCAGTGTCGTCGTGATGCCGAGCGCCCCCTCGTCCCGGTGCCGGTCGATGATCCAGCGGACCCGGGTGATGCGGCGGGCCCTGTCAGACCTGACCGCCTGGGCCAGCACAACCTCGTCGGGCTCGAGGTCGGGATCATCGTTGCCGGTAGCGGCCGGGCGCACATTCCAGACGCCGTCCTCGAAGACGGCCTCCTCATCGAAGCTGAAGGCAGGCGGGGCTACCGTGGTGGCATTGGCCGGGATCAGCCAGTGCTCGGGCTGCACACGCGTTGCTGCAGCCTTCGCATCGACCAGGGCAGCATCGCGGATCTGCATGGCCTGCCCGATCGCGGCGTCCAGATCCTGCTCGGCCTGAGCCAGTTGGTCGAGCGTTTTGCGCGGGGCGTCCGCAAAGTCCGACAGAGCCTGCTGGTAAGCGGCCGAGTATGCTTGATGTGCCGCAGCCGCAAGCGGATCATGGGCGGCCTGTCGCGCCAGCTCAAGCTCCATGGGATCAGCATCGGCCATGCCAGCCCCTCGGTAGAGGCCCGTCGCGGGGTCATAGTGATAGATCAGCATGGCGCGCCTCAGTAGGAGATACAGGCCAGGAGGGCCTCGTTGACCGGGCGGGCTTCGCTTCCGCCTTCGAATGCGGTGAACACCGTCCGGACTAGGCCACCCGAGTCGGTGTCCTCGACATAGCCTTCATCCGTGCCGTTGGAGCTTCGGGTCGGCACCGAGTGCCGGTGTGAAAGGTTCTGGCTGGCCTGATAGGTGCCGGTACCGAGCGCGCGGCCGGGGTCGAGGCCGCGACCATTGTCGAGACCGCGGAAGAAGACGCCGCGCCAGTCGGGGATCTGGAAGGTGGTCGCGCCGTCGCCGGCGCCATAGCGGGTGCCGATGGCGGCAAAGAGCCGGGCATAGGTGGTGCGGGACACGACCGCGCCATTGGCGACGAGACAGCGGTTGCCGGCCGGGACTGCCGCCATATCGAACAGGTGCAGCTTTCCAGCCGGCCAGACCAGATCGAGCAGGTCCGTGATCTTGGACGCCGTCAGGTTCGGGATGCGCGCGACATCGAAGACGCCCGAGCCAACCTTCGATGCGTCCAGCGACGGAATACGCGCCGGGTCGAAGGCGCCGGTGCTGACCTTGCTCGCGTCGAGGGCCGGAATCCGGGCGGCGTCAAAGGTGCCGCTGCTCGTCTGACTGGCCGGAAGGCTGGGGATGCGCGCCAGTGGCACCGTCCCCGAGGTGATGTCCGCGCCCGAATGGACGTGTCCGGTGTCAGACTTGCCTGCCAGCGCAGTGATCAGGCCGGTGATGGCCGACATGGCCAGCGCCGGGATCCGGGCGGCATCGAAGACCCCGCTGGTCGTCTGGCTGGCCGGCAGGCTGGGCAGCCGCGCTAGGGGAACCGTGCCCGAGGTGATGTCCGCGCCCGAATGGACGTGTCCGGTGTCGGACTTGCCCGCCAGCGCAGTGATCAGGCCGGTGATGGCCGACATCGCCAGCGCCGGGATCCGGGCGGGATCGAAGACGCCGCTGGTCGTCTGGCTGGCTGGCAGGCTGGGCAGCCGCGCCAGGGGCACCGTGCCCGAGGTGATGTCCGCGCCCGAATGGACGTGTCCGGTGTCGGACTTGCCCGCCAGCGCAGTGATCAGGCCGGTGACGGCCGACATGGCCAGCGCCGGGATCCGGGCGGGATCGAAGACGCCGCTGGTCGTCTGGCTGGCCGGCAGGCCAGGCATACGCGCCAGCGGCACCGTGCCCGAGGTAATATCCTCACCCGCATGGTTGTGGGCCGCGTTGGCCTTGGACGCCGGATCGAAGTTGCCGCTGTCCCAGAACTTGCGCCAGGCCGACCATGCCCCGCCGATCGACCCACGATGAAAGACGTCGCCGCTGGAGGGCCGGGTGTAGCGCTGCTCGACCGCATTCCCATGGGCCAGCACCTCGATCATACCGGCCGCTCCGACCGGATAGTTGCTGCCATCCGTTGCGCCGGCGTCGAGCGGCTGGCGATAAAAGCCCGGCGTCACACATAGATTGAGGTCAGACCCCGAGGCTGCGAGCGAGTCGACGAACTGTTGCAGAACAGGCTTGCCCGTGACCTGGGCCCAATCGTGCGAGTGGATGGCGGGGGCTTTGCTGGCGGGGTCGAAGTTGCCTTCGAACCAGAGCTGCTGGATGCCCACGCGCGGTACGGTCTCGAAGGAAACCTGTCCCGTGGCGCGGATTATGGCGAACGGAATACCTAGATAGGTGCCGTCGTCAGCGAACCGCATAAACTCGAGCAGCGAGCCGTTGTTCGCCCCGCTCTCGGCCGAGCCATTCGCGCGGATGCGCCAGCGGGTATTGGCCCCGGTCCTGAAGTTGATCTCACGCCCCGTGCCGGCGTTGCCGATCAGATCGAGGCTGGGTCCGC